TCGCTGCCGGTCTGGCTGTAGCGGTTCACCCGCGCCAGTCGTTCAATCTGGCGGCCTAACAGGTCAATCTCTTTAAAATCCCGCCCCTCTTTGGCGTCTTTCATGATGAGCTGAATCAACCGCGCTTCCATGCTGGTTTCCACGCGGGAAATGGGCGCAATCGCGTCCCACCCGTCGCGCTTCTTCCAGCTCTGCACAGTCGGCGATTTCAGGCTTAGCTGGTCTGCGATTTGGCGCACAGAAAAACCCTGCCAGTAAAGCAAGGCCGCCTGTCGCCGTGGGTCGCTGATAATGGTGCTCGGTGTCGTATTCATGCCATTAGGCTACGCGACCAGCCCGACCCTCTGCGCGCCCTCGCTGTTGTGCCAGCCCCGTCACAACTGGCTTTCATTGTTGCCGCTGCCATCCATCAGGAAACTAAGCACCGAACCGAACAACCATAATCACACTGAATGGAGCCGCTCATGGCTAAGAAAGTTTCTAAGTATTTTCGTATCGGCGTTGAGGGGGATACCTGCGACGGGCGAGTGATTGACGCCGACGATATCAACCAGATGGCCGAGTCATTTGACCCGCGCGTCTACGGTTGCCGCATCAATCTGGAACACCTGAAAAGCTACTCCCCGGACAGCACTTTCCGCCGCTATGGCGATGTTTCAGCCCTCAAAGCTGAAACCATTGCAGATGATTCCATCCTGAACGGTAAGCGTGCGTTGTTCGCCCAAATCAGCCCCACTGATGATTTGGTGCAGATGAACAAAGCATTACAGAAAATCTATACCTCGATGGAGATCCGCCCGAACTTTGCCAATACCGGCAAAGCCTATCTGGTCGGGCTGGCTGTGACCGATGACCCCGCCAGCCTTGGCACAGAAATGCTGGAATTTAGCGCCAAAGCTAAACGCAGCCCACTGGCCGCCCGTAAATCTCACCCGGATAACTTTTTCTCTGCGGCAGTTGAAGTGCAACTGGAGTTTGAAGACGTGGCCGAGCCGGGTGTCACCTTACTCAACATGGTGAAGTCAGTATTTAGCCGTAAGCAGGCCACCGATGATGCCCGTTTTAATGATGTGCATGAGGCGGTGAATGCGGTGGCAGTGCATGTACAGGAACAGGGAGAAACCATTGAAGCCCGCTTTGCCGCCATTGAGAAACAACTGACTGACGACGTGGTGGAGCTGAAACAGAGCATCGAAAAGGGAAAGCAAGGGGTTACGGCCATCGAAACCAAACTGTCTATCACTGAAAACTTTAGCCAGACCAAACGCCCGGAATCCACCGGTGGCAACAATCAAAACGATGTATTGACCGACTGTTAATCGGCGGCATAGCCCGCCGGTTATGCAGCCGCGCTGTTATTTCATTAACACCTTATTTAACTGAATTAGGATTATTATGCGCCCAGCAACCCGTTTTAAATTTAATGCCTATCTGACCCGTCAAGCCGAGCTGAACGGGGTGGAAACCGGCGACCTGAATAAAAAATTCAGCGTTGAACCCTCTGTTACGCAAACCATCATGACCCGTGTACAAGAGTCCTCCGAATTTCTGAGCCGCATCAATATTGTGCCGGTATCGGAGTTGACCGCCGAAAAGGTCGGTCTTGGTGTCAATGGCTCGGTTGCCAGCACCACCGATACTGACGGTGGCGACGAACGCGAAACTGCCGAGTTTGCCTCACTAGACAGTGAGAAGTATTTCTGTGAGCAGGTGAACTACGATTTCCATATTCGCTATAACACTCTCGACTTGTGGGCGCGCTATCAGGACTTCCAGACCCGTTTGCGCGACGCGATTATCAAGCGGCAGGCTCTTGACCGCATCATGGCGGGCTTCAACGGCACCCACCGCGCCAAGACCTCTAACCGTGCACTCAACCCGCTGTTGCAGGATATCGCGCCGGGCTGGTTGCAAAAATACCGCACCAATGCGCCAACCCGCGTAATGAGTAACATCATCGGTGAAGATGGTGCGGTAGTGTCGGAAAAAATCCGTGTCGGCCATGGCGGTGATTACGCCAATCTGGACGCGCTGGTGATGGATGCCACCAATAACATGATTGCCGAATGGCATCAGGAAGACCCTGAACTGGTGGTGATTACAGGTCGTCAATTGATGCAGGATAAGTATTTCCCTCTCGTCAATAAAGAGCAGGAAAACAGCGAAACCCTCGCCGCTGACCTGATTATCAGCCAGAAACGTATCGGCAATTTACCGGCTGTCCGTGTGCCGTTCTTCCCGGCTAACGCGTTCTTTATCACTCGCCTTGATAACCTGTCTATTTACTGGCTGGAAGACTCGCACCGCCGCCATATCGATGAGAACGCCAAGCGTGACCGCATCGAAAACTACGAATCCATTAAACAGGATTATGTGGTGGAGGATTACACCTGCGGCTGTCTGGTGGAAAACATCGAGATTTTGTCAGCGGCTAAAGACGATAAAACAGATATTGATCGTCTTGCCGATGCATTGATGGGCGCAGTAAACAATGCTAACTCCCCCGCATCGGCGACTGAAGGGAGTGAATAAGTTATGACCAGTCCTGCGCGCCGCCACTTTATCCAACAGTCGGCTATTGCTGCCTCACAGCAGCGGGATAACCCGCTGCGCCACGCCACCGGCTACGAGTTGATGTTGCTCAAGCTCAATGAAGATAAACGCAAGCTGAAACAGGTACGTTCAAACGAGCGTAAAGCCGAGCTGAAACGCCAACTCTTGCCGGATTATCTGCCGTGGGTGTCGGGTGTGTTAAGTGAGGGGAAAGGCGCGCAGGACGCCATTGTAATGACCATCATGATTTGGCGGCTGGATGCCGGGGATATCCCCGGTGCACTGGATATCGCCCGTTATGCCCTGCGTTATCAGCTAGTGCCAACTGACCGTTTTACCCGCTCGACCGCTTACCTGATTGCCGAGGAAGTCGCGGACGCTGCGGCGCGCGCTTATGCCACCGGTAAGCCGATTGATATTGAGCCTCTGCTGCAAACCATTGAGCTGATGGAAGATGAAGACATGCCCGACCAGGTGCGCGCCAAACTGCACAAAATCACCGGTTATGTGCTGCGTGACAGTGGCCGGGGCGAACTGGCCCTGTCCCATCTTCACCGCGCACTCCAGCTACACACCGGTTGTGGCGTCAAGAAAGACATTGAGCGGCTGGCCGTGAAGTTAAAGAACGCCGCCAGCCGCTAACCCGAACGCTCCCCGAGCCGGGCGGCACGATGGCCGCAACAGAATTCATCTTGTTAACGCCATCGTCCACCGCCCACCCATTCTGATATTGAGGTTGCCATGACCACTGTTGTTATCCCCGCGCCTCGGCCCGATAAGACGGCCGAGCCGGTGATTGAAAATACCTTTTTCTGGCCTGCGGTTGACCCGATAAAGCTGCGCGAATTGTTGCGCCTTGAGGGAACCGTCACCGCCGAGCGCCTGCGTTTTACCATCAAGGGCGCAATCTCCGAGGTTAACGCCGAACTGTTCGAGTACCGCCGTGACCAAATGGCGACTGGTTTCAAGACACTGGCCGAGGTGCAGGCCGAGCAACTGGACGGCGAAAGCATCCTGTTGGCCGAGTACCAGCGGGCAGTCTGTGCCATCACGGCCGCACTACTGGCCGAGCGTTATCGCGGTTATGACGCCAGCGCGCGCGGTGATAAACGCGCCGATGCTATTGAAAGTACTGTTGATGAGTTGTGGCGTGATGCGCGGATTAGCATTCGCAACATTGCCGGTCAACCTCACAGCATTATTGGCCTTATCTGATGCGGATTTACGCGTTGCAAGGCGACACGCTCGACGCATTGTGCTGGCGGCACTACGGCCGCACACAAGATGTGCTGGAGCAAGTCTATGACGCAAATCCGGGGCTGTCGGAACTGGGGGCCATTCTGCCCCACGGTTATCCGGTGGAGTTACCCGACATGGCCCCGGCGGCCCAACGTGAAACCATTCAATTATGGGATTGAAAATGGAGAAAATCAGCTCTGCGTTAGCTTATGTTTTTGCGCTGTTGTTAGCGTTTATTGGCGCACTGAGTCCGCAAGATATTGCGTTTTATGTGGCGGCGCTGGCTGCTGCGGCGACCTGTCTTATTAACTGGTATTACCGGCGCAAGAGTTATTTCTTGCTGAAAGAACTGAGTATTAGGCGGGAGGTGTTCGATGAACTCAATCGTTAAGCGCTGTCTGGTCGGGGTCATTCTGGCGCTGGCCGCCACCTTGCCAAATTACCAAACCTTAAAAACATCGGCTGCTGGGTTAAAACTGATTGCCGATTATGAGGGCTGCCAGCTCAACGCCTACCAGTGTAGCGCCAACGTTTGGACAAATGGCATCGGTCACACCGCTGGCGTGAAGCCGGGCAGCGTGATTAGTGAGAGGCAGGTGGCGGTCAATCTGGTGACGGATGTGCAACGGGTTGAGCAGGCAATCGCCGTCTGTATGCCGGTTGCCATGCCACAACCGGTGTATGACGCAGTGGTGAGTTTCGCTTTTAACGTCGGCACCGGCGCGGCTTGCCGCTCGACGCTGGCCTTTTTTGTCAACAAAGGCGACTGGCGCAGCGCCTGCAATCAGTTGCCGCGCTGGGTCTATGTCAATGGTGTAAAAACCAAAGGGCTAGAACGTCGCCGCACCACTGAACAAATGTACTGCCTGAGCGGGGTCTGATATGCGTATAGCAATGATGGTGATAGTCGCGTTATTGGTTGCACTCGGGTGGCATGCCAACCGTCTGAGCCACGATATCGACGGTGCTAACCGAATTATTGGCACCTTATCCGCTGGGATTGAGAGCCGAGACAATGCGATCACCCGCTTGCAAGATGAGGCCCGGCAACAGGCAGAAAATGAGCAGGCATTACGGCAATCACTGAGCCACGCCAGCACCTTGTCATTATCCCGTGAACAGAAAATACAAAGGTTACTCAATGAAAATAAAGCCTTGCGTGATTGGTTTGCTGCTGCTTTGCCTGCTGACGTTATCCGGCTGCACCAGCGCCCCGCGTTCGCCAGTCCCAACGATTATTTACGTTGGCTGTCCGACAGTGAACAGTTGCCCGCTACCGGGCAGCAGTCCGGCGGTTAACGGTGATTTAAGTGCCGATATCCGTCAGTTAGAAACCGCACTGGTGGCCTGTGGGCTGCAAGTGGAAGCCGTTAAACAGTGTCAGGAACAGCATCATGTTAAAACCCAAACTGCTACGCCAAGCCTTAACCGACAGTCTGCCGCTGTTCCAGACTAACCCGGAGCGGCTGAAAATGTTTGTTGATGGCGGGCGCATTGTCTCAACGCTGGCCCCGTCGCTCTCTTTTGAGAATCAATATACGCTGACGCTGTTTATTGAGGATTTCCCCAGTGATGTTGATTATCTCTTTGTGCCAATACTGGCATGGCTGCGGGAGCATCAACCGGACATTATGGCGACAGAAGAAAAGCGCCGCAGCGGCTTTATTCATAAGATTGATGTGATTAGCGATGTGCTCAGTGATATCCGTATCGACTTGCAACTGACTGAGCGGGCCATTGTGAAAGAGGTCGATGGCGCACTGCATGTTAACCATGCGCTGGAACCGACTTGGCCGGGCGCGCCAACACGGCCAACAGCTATCTATTTCAACGGTGAAACAGTCAAATGAATGAGCTGAAACCCTTTGATGATGCACTGGCCGGGCTGATTGCCAACTTAACCCCCAAGGCGCGCAAAGCGCTGGCGGCCACAGTTGCCAAACGCCTGCGCGCCAGTCAACAGCAACGCATTAAACGCCAGCAAGCGCCAGACGGCACCCCGTATGCTACGCGTAAATCTCAACCACTGCGTAAACCCAAGGGCCGGATTAAGCGGGAAATGTTCGCCAAGTTGCGCACCGCCCGCTATATGAAAGCCAACAGTAGCCCTAATGAGGCGGTGGTCGAGTTTGCCGGGCGCGTGGAACAAATGGCGGCAGTGCACCATTTTGGCCTGCGTGACCGTCCGAACGTGCACAGCAAAGATGTGCAGTATGACGAGCGGCCGTTGTTGGGGTTTGATAAAGACTCTATACAGTTGATTGAAAAGGAGTTACTAATAAAGCTCTCAGATAACTTATAAACGATGATTGATTTATGGATAAAAAATTTAGTTTATTGAGAAATAAAATAAAGAACTCGCAAAACTTAGTAATGAGTAAAATTATTGCAGATCATAATGCAGAAATCTGCGTACTTTGCGGAAGTGAAAATGAAATAACACGAGAGCACGTCATTCCGCAGTGGGCATTTGAAGCGAATCAAAAAAAATCTCTCATAAACACAAAAAATAATCAGTCAGCTAGTTATATTAAGACAACAATACCAGCATGTAGAACGTGCAACTCCGAGATATTGGGTGCTTTTGAGGATTATCTGAAAAGGCTGCTACAGGAAAAAGAGTGCGATGAACTAAACAACTATGAAATAGATTGCTTAATCTGGTGGCTACAGTATGTAGGTTTTAAACTACAACTAATGGATCTCCGTTCGCGGTTCCTGAGATACAAGGGGAAAGACTATATTCCTTTCTTGTCAGATATTCCTGTGGCGATGTTTTGGGGCGATATTGATACCACTCCCAATAAAGTATTTAACATCATTAGAAGAAGCCGGAGAGAACTAACTAAAAAAAGAAAAGAAAATAAATTTAATTCACTATTAACATTTAAAACAAAAAATGAAAGTTTTTATTTCTTTCATAAAGTAGATGAGTTTATTTATATTGAAATGCCTCAAATAAAAAAAGCATTCTTCTTGTTTTTTAATAAAGAGTTTGACGACCATAAAACAGCACATTCCGAATGTATGGAAGTCATCGAAAAAAACTATAACAGCTGAGTTTTCATGTTGTGCCAGCTCTGACAAAACCCGCATAAATTGCCGCCTGACCTGTTGGGCGGCATCCTTTCTGCATGCAAACTCAAACCCAAATCACTGAAATTCTGCGCCTGCTGCGCAACCTTGTCCGTATTGGCACGGTGGCCGAGGTCGATCTCGACCAAGCCCTGTGCCGTGTGGCGACAGGGGACAATACCACCGGCTGGTTAAACTGGCTGACGCTGCGCGCTGGTCAATCGCGATCATGGTGGGCACCGTCTGAGGGTGAGCAAGTATTGATATTGTCCCTTGGCGGTGAGCTCGATACCGCCTTTGTGCTGCCGGGTATTTTCTCTGATGACTTCCCGCCACCGTCGGCCTCGGCGGATGGCCTGTATATCGCCTTTCCTGACGGTGCCACATTGCACTATGAACCTGAGAGCGGCGAGTTGCTGGCTGACGGCATCAAAACGGCGGTTATCAATGCGGCTGAATCGGTCACTATCACCGCCCCCAATATCACCTGCGCCGCCTCGGTCAAAATCTTGCTGGACACACCCGAAGTGGAATGCACCAACAACCTGACCACAGCCACACTGAACGTGAAAAGCGGCGGCAAGATGAGCGGCAATATCGAACACGCTGGCGGCCAGTTTTCATCTAATGGCGTGGTGGTTGATAACCATAACCACGGCGGAGTGCAGCGCGGTGGTAGTTACACGGAGGGGATTCAATGACAACAGCCACATACCTCGGCATGAGCCGCAACGCTGGGCAGACCATTACCGATGCTGACCATATCAGCCAATCCATCGCCGACATTCTGATTACGCCCGTCGGTTCGCGGGTGATGCGTCGCGCTTATGGTTCGTTGCTCTCCGAGCTGATTGACCAGCCACAAAATCCGGCCTTGAGACTGCAAATCATGGCCGCCAGTTACAGCGCTATTTTGCGCTGGGAACCGAGGGTCAAGCTGACGGGCATCACTTTTGATACCACCTTTGACGGAAAAATGGTGGTCGATATCACTGGCACCCGCACCGATAGCGCGGCCCCACTCTCATTCACCATTCCTGTGAGCTGAACCTATGGCAACCATTGACCTGAGCCTGTTACCCCCGCCTTTTGTGGTGGAAGAACTGGATTATGAAACCCTGCTGGCGGAACGCAAAGC